AAACCGAACATATCATTGCATATATACTTTGTAATAGCTTTTGCAGCGTCATCAACGTCTACACTTGAATGGATCCCGCATAAAGACTTAACTTTGCGGATATTCTGGAAAGATAATCCAGAAATCTTTGCACTGACCATAGAAATGTAATATGAATATAAAATTGAGAAGAAGAAATTAAAGGTGACATCACCAATAAGTACCTCGTCTCGTCTAATAATAATACCTGGATAAAATTCTTGTGGCTTAAGCTTAAATGGATTAATAATTTTTTGAGTCATACAGATAATTGCTACATATATATACACCTTACCTAGAATGCTCTCCATCCGACAGATAAAAAATAAATAATAGGAAAAACTTGCGTAACCATCCTACCCATAGAATCTATTATTTTAAAAACTGGATTTGACTGATTATGACATTTATCTCTTAGATATTTATCAAACTTTAAAAATCTTTTAAATAATTCATTACTATTATTTAATTGAAATATTAAGCTTAAATACCTAGAAATTATTCTGTCTGCACCCGCTTCTTCAACAGTTCTTTCAGGATACACTGTTCTAACATAAACCCAAGAGTTTAGTTGTTTCGGTGTATTACGACAATCCCATAAGAAACCTAGAAATTCAATGTCGTCTTTTCCTTTAGATATTAAGGAGTTTGATAGTTTGATATGAAGATTAAACAATAAGAAAATTTCTTGGATTTGTTTTTTGTCATCTTCTTCAATAACACAGACAAAATCGTCACCTTGAACCAGAACTTCATCTTTATTCGGAAACCTATTATACAATACATTATAACTATAGCATATTACACTATAAATTACAAAAGTATTGAAAATTGAAGTAATCCAGGAACCTGATGTAGTAGATCCATGTGTGAAATTGATTTTATCTTTTCTGAGAATGGGTGTAAAACAAAGATAATTACCTAAACTCAGAATTGCATTTTTAATATATTCATTCGGGGAACTGCCGGCGATAGTATCAAATAATATTCGGTGAAAGTGAGCTGGGATGCTTTTGTCACATCCTCTTATATCACCACACATTACAACACGATCCGTCTTAGTCGCTTTGTCTCTAATTTTACTAACTAATTTTGAAACCTCTGGCCTTGTCAAACCAAGTGTACATATATCTTTTAATGATCTCTTAAAATTATTAACAAAATAAGTAAGATATTTCACTTCGAGTGCACAAATGAAATGAGAGACACCAAATATCTGTCTAATTTTATAAGTAACATTATAAAAACCCTTTGACCTACGGTCTTCTTTCATTTTAGCTGTAAATCTGTGGAATATTGTAGTAGGAAATTGTTGTAAATAAAGTATCTTCTTATCAAGCCGAATCATTGAATCAAAAAAGGTCATCTCACTAATAACTGCATCTATATTATCTTCCGTTCCTTTCTTCTGATACCTAGGATAACATGAAGAAGTATCTTTGGGTAAGGTATCAATACAAACTTTATAATCATTAATGGAATAATAAGGATCTAAAGACTCAAATAAGGAAGTAGTGTAAGCTAGAACTTTATTTAAGATTATTAGGTCAATGAACCTCATTTGACACGATTTCTTCTTCTCGTAATGAGAAACTTCATACGCATCAAAGCTGTCAACATCACTATGGGATGGGATCTTCTCCCTTAATATCTTTCCTTTAAATTCAGGAAAGACACTATCACATAATTGTTGAGCGCCATACTCTTTAATAGGTGTCGTAAACTGTCTTAAAACATGTTGAAC